GCTATTGGTTCTGTTGTTGGTGCTTCTGAGTGGCAACTTGAAAACCAAGCAGCAATCCCAGAAATCGACATCAAAGTTGATTCCGTTGCTGTTACTGCTCAGACCAAGAAACTCAATGCTAAGTGGACACCAGAATTGGGTCAAGACCTCAATGCTTACCACAACCTTGATGCAGAAGTTGAACTTACAAGCATTCTTTCTGAGCAGATCGCTCTTGAGATCGACAGAGAGATTCTTGAAGACCTTATCAAAGGTGCTACTGCTGGAACTCAATACTGGTCCCGTCGTCCGGGCAAATTCTTAGTTAGAGATACTGGTGCTCCAATCAGTACTGCTGCTAACGAAGCATTGCTTGGTGCTGACTTCACTGGTACTGTTTCCGAATGGTACGAAACTCTTGCAGAAACCATCAATGATGTTTCGGCACAAATCCACAGAAAGACACTTCGTGGTGGAGCAAACTTCGTAGTTGTTTCCCCAGAAGTTGCTAACATCCTTGAGTTCACTGCTGGCTTCAGAGCAAGCGTAACTCACGATGCTGACCGTGGAACTATTGGTGCTGTTAACGTTGGTTCGTTGAGCAAGAAGTTTGATGTATACGTCGATCCTTACTTCCCAAGAAACGTTGTTCTTGTTGGACGTAAAGGTGGATCGTTCCTTGAAAGCGGATATGTATACGCACCTTATGTACCACTTCAGGTAACTCCAACCATTTTCGGTGTCGAGGACTTCGTACCTCGTAAGGGTGTTATGACCCGTTACGCTAAGAAGATGGTTAGACCTGATATGTACGGTCTTGTTATCTGTCAAGATCTTCTCGGATAATCTGATTAGGTTTTAAGTAACACAAAGAGCCTCGTCATTCATTTGGCGGGGCTTTTTTGTTTCTATTTTGCTTTATCTTCTAAGGGCAACTAATTACTATGATACAGTCGTGTCAAGGAGATTAAATAAATGGCTTACCCAACCTTAACACCAGCAAGCAATACCAGCGTTTCAAGACTACCAGTAACTGGAACAGTTGCTAATGTTAATAACGCAGACAATCCGCTTCCTTATGGCGTATACATTGAACACGCTCAATCAGAAGAAGCACTTAATGCTTTTAAGGAAGGTGCAGCAGACCAAGTAACTTATGTATATAAGAAACTCGGCGGTGATGTATTAGACATTGAGATTACAGAGTATCAAGTTTATGCTGCTTATGAAGAGGCGTGTCTTGAATATTCTTATTTAATTAATGTTCATCAAGCCAAGAATGTTCTTGGAAGTGTTCTTGGTGCTGGAACAGGATCATTTGATTCAGATGGTGAGTTGGTTAGCGGAGATACTCTTAGTGGATCAGAGGTAGGCTTAAAATATCCAAAGTTTGATTTCCAGTATGCTATGAGAGTTGGCGATGCAGTTTCTACTCAAGTAGGGATTGGCGGAACAACCCCAATCTATTCTGCTTCGTTTACAGCGGTTGTAGATAAACAAGATTACGATCTACAAAGCATTATCAGCGACACTTCTTTGACAGATGCAGATAGCCCATTTTATGGAAAACTCGGTGCTACAGGAGACAAAAGAGTCACCATTAGAAAAGTATATTATAAAACTCCTAATGCTATGTGGAGATTTTATGGATACTATGGCGGTCTGAATACTGTAGGCAACTTGTCTTATTACGGACAATACTCAGATGATTCTACATTTGAACTAATCCCAACTTGGCAAAACAAAGCACAAGCAATGGCTTTTGAAGATTCAATCTACACAAGAGCATCTCATTTTTCTTATGAGATTAAAGATAATAAACTTAGATTATTCCCAAAGCCATATTCAGGTGGACCAACAAGTTATTGGGTTGAGTTTACAGTAGCAACTGATCCTTGGTCTGAAGAAGCAGGAAAAGAAGATGGTGCTTCCGGTGTCAACAATATGAACACTCTTCCATTCGAGAATATACCATACGATAAGATTAATGCTATTGGTAAGCAATGGATTAGAAGATTTGCTCTTGCCTTAGCAAAAGAAATGCTCGGATTGATTAGATCTAAGTTTGCTTCTATTCCAATCCCAAATGACAGCATATCTATGAACGGTTCAGAACTTTTATCTCAAGCCAAAGAAGAACAACAAGCATTGAGAGATGAATTGAAAACTGTGCTTGATGAACTCACTTATGAAAAACTTGCTGAAAAAGATAGCAGCATAAGTGAATCAGCACAAAATGTATTAAAGAATATTCCACCTTCACTTTTTGTAGGATAAGATAAATGGCAAACAACAAATGGTCACAACCCGAAGCACCTCCTCCTCCCTTATTTACTGGGGAGAAAGAGCGCAATCTCGTCAAGCAGATCAATGATGAGATCATTGAGAGGGTCATAGGTCAAACAATCCTTTATTATCCTATAAGTCTTGAAAAAACTAACTTTCATCCTTTATATGGTGAAAGTATAAATAAGACTTTTTTGCCGCCTATTAGAGTTTATGCTTTGATTGGCTGGGAAGGTCAAGAAACAAGCACAGCAAATATGGGAGTAGATAAAGAATCAAGTATTAACATTTACTTCCACAAGCGAAGATTAACCGAAGATCAAAATTTGTTTGTAAGAGAAGGTGACTTTGTTTTATACGGTCAGTTCCACTATGAAATCGTAACCTTAAACGAGCCAAGGCAAATATTTGGTCAAGTGGAACATAAAATGGAAATAATGGCTACTTGTAAGAGAGCAAGAAAAGGAACGTTCAATGGCTATTGATAACAGATATACAGGTATACCATCTGAAAAAGCCAGTAGATATGATGATGATCTGCATTTCTCGCCTTCAACATTTGAGACGATTGATTATGCAATCTATGATTATGTCAATGAGAAGTTGGATCTTCACTCAACCACAAATACAGGATGGAAGAAAACACCTGTTGTTTGGGTTTCTTCCGAGAGATCATTTCAGATTAAGAATAACGAAACCTATAGAGATAACGAAGGTATGATTATATTGCCTGTTATCACTATTGAAAGAACTGCTATTGTAAAAGATCTCAACACAAGAGGAGCCTTTTATGGAGATCAGTTCCCAATACAAAGTCAACCAGAAAAAGGTGGCTCTCTTGTTATTGCGAGAAGAATAAAGCAAGACAAGACTTCTAACTTTGCAAATGCAGATGCTAATAAAAAATACAACAACAGGGTCGGACCTAACTTTGTTAGACAATCAACAAGCAAAGTTGTCTATGAATATATTTCTATTCCGCCTATTGTTTATGTTGAGATTACCTATTCAATTACATTGAGAACAGAGTATCAGCAGCAGATGAACGAACTAATGCAACCTTTTATAACAAGACCGGGAACAATCAACAGTTTTATGATTGAAAGAGAAGGTCATCGCTATGAGACATTTGTCCAAGGAGATTATAGTCTTAACAATAATCTTTCAGAGATGACAACAGAAGAAAGAAGATTTGAAACAAAAGTTGATTTAAAAGTATTAGGATACTTAATAGGAGAAGGAAATAACCAAGACACACCAAAGTTCTCTATTAGAGAAAACGCCGTTGAAGTAAAGATCCCAAGAGAACACGTTGTATACGACGATCCTTTGTCTGTAAGTGGTGATGGAATAACAAACAGGTCAAATACAGCAGTGGATGGTAAGTATAGAGAATAATTTTGGACTTTGGAAAAAAGAAACACTATTTATTAGAGAAATAAATTCGTCAAGAATATTGGACGTTTCAAAGGAGAATAGAATAAAATGTCGGCAAAAGATTTTAAGTTTGTTTCACCCGGAGTTCACGTTGAGGAAATTGATAACTCACAACTCCCTAAGACACCAGAGGCAATCGGACCTCTCGTAATCGGTCGTTCCCGTAGAGGTCCGGCAATGCAGCCAGTAAAAGTTGATTCTTTTTCTGAGTTTGTAACCATTTTTGGAAATCCAGTTGCTGGTGGAGAAGCAAGTGACTTATGGAGAAATGGAGTTCCGACTGCTCCTACTTTTGCCGCTTATGCTGCTCAAGCGTGGTTAAAGAACAACAACTCCCTTACATTTATTCGTCTCCTTGGAGATCAATCTCCAGATAATGATGGAACTGATGCTGGTAAAGCAGGTTGGAAATCAGCCAATACAGATCCGGCAGTTGGTGGTGGAGCATACGGTTTGTACTTATTCAACTCCGCTTCTAATGCTGGGGATTCTGGCGATATTGAAGCGGTTAATGGAACCCTTGCTGCCATTTTCTACACAACAGAAGGATCTATTGCCTTATCTGGAACCATTCGTGGTGCGGTCGCTGGCGATATTGACGGAACTCTTGAAAATACAACAACATCATCTTGTGTATTGGTTAATGGAGCAAGCAAAACATTTGGAGCAGTTGTTCTCGATAATACAAGTGCGGTTGTTAAATCAACAGCATTTAACTTTGATCAGTCTTCACAAAACTATATTCGTAAGGTATTCAATACGAATCCAACCTTCACAAATAGTAGCATCGTTGATTCAGCAGCCGCAAACGCTACAACTTACTGGTTGGGTCAAACATATGAAAGAGCAGTTGCGGAAACAATCACAAGCAGTGATGCTTACGGTATCATCGTTAGAATTGGTAGAGCATCTACAGATATTGCCAACGGAGGTGATTTTAAGTTCGCTACCCGTCAACCAAGAACTGGATGGTTTTTCTCACAAGACTTGAGAAATACAGCAGGTTCCGCAACAATCGGTGATAACGTCCTCAGACCAGCATACAACCCAGAAAATTTGAACACAGTTACAAGATTGTTCAAAGTTCACGGTTTAAGTTCTGGTGAAGAAATCCAAAGAAAATTCAAGATTTCTATTGAAGATATTAAATACTCCAAGAATGACAATAGTCCATATGGAACATTTACCTTGGCTATTAGAGATGCTCAAGATACAGACAATGCTAAAGTATATGTTGAAAGATTTGCTGGTCTTAGTTTAGATCCAAACTCTCCAAACTATATCGCAGCCCAAGTTGGTGACAAATATTACCAATGGAATGCAGATCAAAGACGTTTGGTTGAATATGGAACTTACCCAAACAGATCTAAGATTGTTCGTGTTGAAATGGCAAATGCTGTTGATACAGCACAGACAAACCCAGAGTTGCTTCCTTTCGGTGTAGAAGGACCAATCACCCTTTCGGATATCACACTTGTTGATGCTGGAGCAACTGCTGGAACTGGTTCTATTGCTAATGCAGCAGGGACTGTTACAAGCCCTCTTACTGCTGGAACTGGCTCTAATGGTATTTTCAATGCTGATCAAAGAGTCGGAGATAACTCTTTTGGAATCATTTCAGCCGCTGCTATAGCAATCTCTGAAGATAGAGTTGCTCAGTTCACTGGATCTGTTAAACATCCAACAGTTCCACTTCGTGTAAGTTCTTCTGATGGAGATCTTTCCGATCCAACTGAAGCATACTTCGGTGCTCAATACACAAGATCAAGCGGATCAACTGTATATGAACCAAGTATGGTTGATTTGGTATACCCACTTGCAAACGGAGGAACTTTTGCTCCATCTGCAAATAACACCAAGACTTCTTGGTACTTCTCATTGGATGACTTGGTATTCAAGTTTAACACAAAGAATACTGTATTCTATCGTTCTGGATCAAGAGCGCAAGGAGATTCTGTTACTGCGAGATCTGGTTCTTACAAAGGTATTATTGACAGAGGATACGATAGATTTACTTCACCAATGTTCGGTGGATTTAACGGATTTGACATTACCGAAGAAGAGCCTTTTAACCAAACAAGAGCACTCCCAGATGCTTCAACAGAAGAAGGACAGGCTATGTTCTACACTGTAAAGAAAGCAATCGATATGTTTGCTGATCCAGAGTTCATTGAAGGAAACATCTTGGCTGTTCCGGGTGTCGTTAACCAAGGTTTGACAACTCACGGTCTTCGCATTTGTGAAGCAAGAGGTGATGCTTTGATGCTTATGGACCCAAAAGGCGGATACTTACCTTCTTCTGAAAACTTCGACAGTGAAGAATTGAGAATCACCGCTGGAACAGGTCTGGGCGGCGTATCACAACACGTTGCTGAAGTTGGACAAAATATGGAACTTCGTAACCTTAACTCAAGTTATGGCGCAACATACTATCCTTGGGTTCGCATCTCTGATACAGTCAGCGGTCGTGGAATCTGGGCACCACCTTCAATCGCAGCACTTGGAGCAATGTCTTACTCTGAGAAGCAATCTGCTCTCTGGTTTGCCCCTGCTGGTTTCAACAGAGGTGGCTTGACTGACGGTGCGGCTGGTCTTCCAGTAACTAACGTAAGAAGCAGACTTACTTCTAAAGAAAGAGACTTCTTGTATGAAAGAAACGTCAACCCTATTGCTTCTTTCCCAAGCGAAGGAATTGTAATCTTCGGTCAAAAGACTCTTCAGGTTACTCCATCGGCATTGGATAGAATCAACGTAAGAAGATTGATGATTTATGTAAAGAAAGAAATCTCAAGAATCGCAGCAAACTTGTTGTTTGAGCCTAACGTAGAGGCAACTTGGGCAAGATTTACTGGTCAAGTTAATCCTTTCTTGGATAACATTAAGAACAACTATGGATTGGATGCTTTCCGTGTTATCCTTGATGATACAACAACAACGGCAGAGATGATTGATAGAAATACGATTTACGCAAAGATCTTCTTGAAGCCAACCAAGGCTGTTGAGTTCTTCGCAATCGATTTCGTAATCACAAACTCTGGCGCAGGATTTGAAGATTAAAAAATAGGAACTAACTATTTACTATAAAGGAAACTATTACAAAGGAAACCTAAAACGATGGCAGATAAGAAATTTTGGGCTAACGCTCCACAACCAAAAAGAGCATATAGATTCGTTCTCAGATTAAGAGGGATTGATCAGTGGGTCATTACAAAGGTCAACAGACCTTCTTTGACAGTATCTGAAACACAACATCAGTATTTAAACCATACTTTCTACTATCCGGGAAGGGTTGAATACAATACTGTTTCCTTTACAATGGTTGATCCTATTACTCCAAACGCAACAGGTTACGCCTTGGCTCTTCTTTCACAAAGTGGTTATAGACTCCCAGCAGTAAATAATCTTGAGACTATTTCAAAAGCAGAGGCAATCAATGCTCTTCAAACTCCAGAAATCGTTACACTTGACGACCAAGGAAAAGATATTGAAAAGTTCACTTTGATTAATGCTTGGGTCAAAAATGTTGAAATGGGCGATTTTGACTATGGTTCAGAAGATTTGATGAACATCACAGTTGAAATGCGTTACGATTTTGTCAAATATGAAGCAACCCAAGGATCAATTGAAGATCCGGCACTTGCTGCATCCGTTTCTCAATATCGTCCGGGCAACTAATAAAATACTTTACAAATCATAAATCTTATCATATAATGCATACAAAACTTAACTCAATGAGGTTTTAATGAGCACCAGAAATAATCAGGATCGTTTCGGATCCGCAGAGCCAGACACTTCAACTGGCGCAACCGCAACCCAAACAAACCCTTTAGATTTTGCAACACCAACAGAAATGGTGGAGTTGCCTTCTAAGGGTCAGTTTTATCCAGAAGGTCATCCTTTACACAATCTTGAAACTGTAGAAATCAGATATATGACAGCAAAAGATGAAGATATTCTTGTTAATCGTTCTTTGATTAAAAAGGGTGTTGTTTTGGATAGGCTGCTTCAAAGCGTTATTGTTGACAAGTCCATTAATGTTGACGATCTTCTAATCGGGGATAAAAACGCTATTCTAATCGCAACAAGGATTTCAGGTTATGGAGCAGACTATAACACAAAAATTCCTTGCCCTTCTTGTGGTTCTGTGTCAGATCATACTTTTGACTTAGAAGAAGCCTTAGAAGAGTCTTATGAAAGAGGATCTGATACAACCTTCGCACAACAGACAGAAAACGGAACCTTCCTTGTAAGTCTCCCAAAAACTGGAGTAAATGTTGAAGTTCGTCCTCTTTCTGGGAAAGATGAAAAGACAATCTTGAAAACAAACAGTATGAGACAAAAGAACAAACTTCCAGAAATGAGTTTGACAGACCAGATGATGCTCTATGTTGTCTCGGTTAATGGTGAAACAAATCAAGGAACCATTGCAAACTTTATTCAGAATATGCCAGCGATTGATTCTCGTCACTTGAGATTCGCTTATCAAGACGCAATGCCAAGTGTTGACCTTGCCCAACATTTTGAGTGCGGAGATTGTGGTTACGAGCAAGAAATGGAGGTGCCGTTTACCACTGAATTTTTTTGGCCTAAGCGATGAATACATTGAAGGAGTGTATGAAGAGATATTCCAACTAAAGCATTTCGGTGGTTGGAGTTTTATTGAAGCATACAGTCTGCCAATCGTTTTAAGAAGATGGTTTTTGGAGAGATTGGCAAAGCAATTTGAAAAAGAAAAAGAACAAATGGATAAGGCTACTAAAAAAGGTAGACGATAAGACCGAAGACCAAAGATGTTTTTGGTCTTTTTTTTTACTATTTACAACTATTTATACTCGGAGGAGTTACAAATGTCTAATATAAATGAAGAACAACTCGCATCAATTGAGATTAATTTAAATCCCAAGACGATTGACGAAGGATACTTGAGAGCATTAGGGGGTCAGATTGAACTCTTACTTAAAATGATGTTCGGGGGATCTTTGATTCCTGCAAGGTTTAGAGGAACTCAAAATCAAATGTCAAGTTTTGCAAGAGCACTTGGAAATGAAAAAAGATATCTTCAGTCGTTTGAGAGACACGGATTGACTGATCCAAGAACAATGAACAACAGGCACAAACTCGAAAGAGCACTCGCCAACTTTGAAAGAGAAACAGGAATAAAGTGGCCCTTTAAGTGAGAACTAATCTATGGCAGATAGAACAGAAGAGTTAGAAACTATACAGGAAATCAACAAAGAACTCGCAAAGGAAGTAGAATACGAAGCGAAGAAGGCACGATTGCGTGGTGAATCTGTTGATAAACTTGAAACAGAAAGAAATATATTGGTTCAACAAAGAGAACAATATGCCATAACTTTAGAATATCTTCAAACTTCAAGAGAAGAAAATGAGAAACTCCTTGGTATAGAAAACGCAAGGCTCGAACGCCTACAAGATAGCAAAACGGCAAGCGTAGAAGATATTCAGGCACAACAACGAAAGATTGACTTATTAAAAAAAATAAAAAAACTTCAAGATGATCTCGCAGGAGATGATGAAGAAGCAAAAAAGCAAGCAGAAGAAAGAATACGGCTATTAAACGAAGAATTAGCGATACAACTAAAAATAGCAGACGCCAAACAAGCAGGTATAAACGTCGGTAAAGGACTTGTAGATAACCTTTCTAAGATGGTTGGCTTCCAGAGAGATTTAAATAACACTCTAACTGGGAACTTTCTTAAAGCAGCAAAATCAGGAGAAGGTCTTAAGAGTGTGGTAACTTCCATCGGTAAAGAAATGGCAGCAACATTCGGACCAGCAAATGCATTACAGTTTTTGATTTCTAATTCAATTCAAACTGCTGTCGCTTTAGATGAACTACAAGCAAGTTTTGTTGGAGCCACAGGCGCATCAAGAGAATTTGCTGGCTCTATAGAAGATGTATTTAGAGAGAATGTTCAATTTGGTGTCAGCCTTCAGGAATCAGCGGCAGCAAATCAGGAGTTATATCTCAGTTTTGGTGCTTTTAGTAACTTAAGTAAAGAAGTAAGAAATCGAGTAGCAGGGACTACTGCTGTTCTTCAAGAACTCGGCGTTAGTGCCTCTACATCTGGCGAAAACTTCAACTTCCTTGTTTCTCAGTTAGGTATGGGAGTAAGTGAAGCGGAAAATGTAATCAGAACAATGACTGAGACAGGGGCTTCAATAGGTATACCTCCGCAACAATTAAATGATGCATTTAGAAATCTATCTCCAAGATTGGCTGCTTTTGGTCGCCAAGGTCCAGAAATCTTTATGAAAACAGCAAAAACTGCCAAGAGTCTTGGTATGACTGTTGATGATCTTGGAAACACTTTATTTGCTTTATCAGATGGTTTAGATACCTTTTCAGAGTCAGCATCAGCCGTTGCTGCCGTTAATCTTTCTCTTGGTGGTTCTTTTGTTAATGCGTTTGATTTAACAATGGCAGCAGCAGAAGGTCCAGCCGCACAACTTGATATGCTGAGAAGCGGTTTTCAAGCAGCGGGAAAAACACTTTCTGATATGCCTTTCTTTCAGCAAAAGATGTTGGCATCTGAACTGGGATTGGAACTCGGAACCCTTCAGCAAGTTATTGATGGAAATATGGACTCTCAACAAGCATTGGCTAAAGAAAATCCTCTCGAAGAAATGGCAGTTAAGGCCAATAGTGCTATGGATAAACTCAACGAAAGTCTTAAAAGTATATCAGCAGGGCTTGAGCCACTAATAAGTGTTTTCAACTTTCTTGCTGAAAATATTAAGTTAGTCGGAGGAGCATTGTTGTTTGCTACGGCGGCTTATCAAGTGTATAATTACCAACAAGAAAAGGGATTATTATTTACTACTACCCAGATAGTAAAAGAAACTGCTTTGGCAATTGCCCTAGGGACAAAAGCAATCGCCCTCAAGATACTCAGTGTAGCCTCGGGAGTTGCTGGAGCAGCAATGACAGCCTTTGGAACAGCGGTAAATTTTGTTACCGCAGCAATGATAGCAAATCCAATAGGTGCGATTATATTGGGTGTGGTCGCTTTGGGCGGGGCGATATATGGACTAATCAAGAACTTTGATCAAGTTATGGAGTATATGGGCGGATTTTTCACTGATTTTGGAAATATGTTTAATGACCTTCCATCTTTTTTTAAGGCAGTTGCAAGGCTAATTATGTTACCATTTGATGCTGTTTGGGGAGTTTTGGCTGGAGTTGGTCAAGGAATTATTGATATTATAAATTTATTTGGAGCAGATATCCCAACGCCGGGATTTTTGTCTACTTCTCCGTCATCTTATTTGCTGTCGCTTTTTGATGGGGGAGAAGTCCCCGGCTTGGCTATTGGTGGAAAGATCTCTTCTTCTGGTATGGCTATGGTTGGAGAAGAGGGACCAGAACTTGTAAGCCTCCCAAAGGGTGCTCAAGTTGTTAACAACCAAAGTACAACAAACTTGATGAAGACAATGGAAGAAACAAGAGTTTCTAACACAACAAACAATACAACGGCTAATGATAGCGCAATGTTACAGGCTCTTCTCCGCATTGAAAAGGCTTTAAATATGAAACCAGCCGCTGGCACAGCAGGACAGCCAATCAATGTGTCAGTTAATTTGGACAAGAAAAAGGTTGGAGAAGCGACGGTGGATTATATAAATAAGAAATATGATGTATTTACATCAAGTTAGGAATAAACAAATATGGCTACAGAAAAACCAGAGTTAAATAAAGTTTATAATACAAGTTATGTTAATCCTCTTGACGCAGCACGTTCAAAGGGGCACGTTTTAACAATTAGCCGTATTGATGTTCCTTCAGCCGTTATTAATATGACTGCCTTTTTGGACCAATGGAATGATAGTTTTACAAGTAACTGGAATAGAGAAACTGTATATGGTCGTATGGATACAATCCAAAACTTTCAGAATACTCAAAGATCTATTTCTGTTTCTTTCAAGTTAGTGGCTGCTTCTAAATCAGAAGCAAAGAAAAACTTAAGAAGTGTTTCCCAGATGGTTCAGTTTTTATACCCTTCGTTTAAAGGTTTGGCTGATGGTATTACAAATGCTTACACGATAAATGGAGCACCAGTTGTATCTGTTAAATATATGAACTTGATTACAGAGCAAGATGGAGGTGCTTTGGCAGGAACCTTGGATGGTTTAGATCATTCATTTGATATGGAAGGGGGATTCTTTGAAGAATACGGACAAGTATATCCAAAGATTTTAAACCTGTCTTTCACATTTCATCCATTACATAAAGCAACTCAAGGCTATGTTAATGGTAAATCTCTTAATGATGGCTTCCCTTACAAGAATAGTGGATATGTTGCTGATCCCCCAAAACCTTTTGATGTAGCAAAAGACAATCCAGAGTCAACGAATGAACTTAATGGTGGTCAATCAATTCCACCTGAGATACAACAATCACAACAAGAAGAGGTTCTCGGGTCTGGGCTGGGTCAATCTATGTTTATTGAGTAAAGGATAATAATATGGCTTCAAGATATGATTTAAGAAGAGTAGCGGTTAACTCAAACATTATGTATGATAATCTATTTAAGAATAGAGGTATCAATTATGTTGAACAATATAGAACAGGTGAGTTAAGATATCCAACTTCTAAAGAGATATCTAACTTGACAATCGTAACTCGGACTTGGAGAAGAGGGGATCATTATTATAAACTATCAAACGAATATTATGGAGATCCAAAGCACTGGTGGGTTATCGCTCACTTTAATCAAAAGCCGCTTGAAAGCGATATTCAGTTTGGTGATATTATAAGAATCCCAACTCCTCTTGAGTTAGTATTAACATATTATGGGATGTAGAAAATGGGTGATGTTAAAGAAACAGGATCTACAGATCCGCAAACTAAAAAACTATCAGCAGAATCTCAAATAGTTAATTTCACTAATATGAAACAATGCTTTTTGCTTTCTGAGGCAAAAACTTTAGGTGATTTATCTGTAAAAAGCGTAAATCCAAATGGATTTTTATACACGTTATGTTTGTCTGATAATGATGTAGGAACTCTTTTAAGTAAAATAAACAAGCCAGCACCAAGCATTAAAAATCTATTAAACATTAGCCCACTTGATTATTCAAGGTTTGTTCCAAAAATAGAACTTTATAAAGTTTTATATACTGGAGAAAGAACCTATGTTGGTGAAGCCCCTATTCCTTTTTCTACTGATAGTAGTCAAACGCTTGAGTCAATACTTAACTCATCTTCTGGAAGAGGAGACGATGTAGGCATTGTTGATTTCAGTCTCAACTTTGAAAATCAATCTCCTTGGGGTTCCGGCAGAATGGTCAATGGAAGTTTGAAACTGATATTCCAGAACGGAGAATCTTTAACTAAAGATAGGGTTTTAAGATTATCAAGCAAAGGTGGTGGAACTACGCCATTTAGATTTTCAGACTTGATTAGCAGAAGAGGTCAAAGCCCAAGAGAGTTTGCTGGAGCACATTATAGAATCCGAGCAGATGTCGGATATGCCATTCCTCCAAACCAGACAGAGACACTAAATGATAACTTAATAGAACAAATACAAAGTATGAACTTGTCTTTGATTCTGGAACTGATTGATTATGATTTGTCCTTTGAACAAAATGGTGCTCTTACATTAGATATATCTTATCGCTCTTATATTGAAGCGCAATTAGATAGGGCGACATATGATATATTTAGCATAACGAAGAATCCATATGCTGCTGCCATTAAAATGGTCGAGGCAGAAACACAAGAATTTAGAAAAAAGCGCAAAGAACTTGAAAAAGGCATTTCTAAACTTGAAGAACAAGTGGAAAAAGAAAAATCTTCATTATCAAAAAAAATACAAAATGCTAAAACTGGAAAAGGAAAAAGAGAAATAAGGGCTGCGTTTTATGAAAAACAAAGAAATCTCAGCAAGGATAAGAAGGAACTTGAAAAACTTAATACATCAGACTTAGAAGCAAAAAATGATCAAAAAATAGAAAGATACAAAGGAAGAAACAAAATTGAGAAATACTCAAGAATATTGACTTACCTTTATGATAACGACAAGGTGAAAAAAGTAACAGTCCCAAAAGATGATCTTCTATATTTTTCTCCAGAATATCCAGATCAGGTTAAGCAGGATGTTGTAGATTCTGGGATTTTTGATGCGCTCCCCGGTTTTTTTGGAAATAAAGATAAGTTAGTTCAAGATGCTACAAACGATTCTGTTTTAGCAGCAAGAAAGAAAATAAGGGATAAAAATCTCCTTAAAGCAACGAACGGCGGGACTGCTGTAAAGGGGAGCACTAACCTGATAACAAGAGATATTGCCAGAGGTATCAACAACGCAGTCTTAAAGAATGACGGTAAGCCAATATCTCAAGAAGAGTTGACAAAAATACAAGGAGCAGTTTTCACAGATATTTCATTACAACTTGGATTAAAAGATGAAAACAAGCCGAAATCTGACTCAGATACTTTAGATATATATTGGTTTTATTATGGTGATTTATTACAAGCGGTAATAGACACAGCAGAATTAAGTGAGAAAATAAACCAAGATCACGTTGGATATATGTTTGGTGGAATACAGATACCCGGAGCAGATACTAATAACTCTGAAATTTCAATATTAGATATGCCGATATCATTGGAAATGTATCTACAATTCTTTAAAAAAATGTATATTGATAAAGGTGTTGAAAGACATTCACTGAATAACTTCATCAAAGAATCGCTTCAGCAACTTTTGCTTCCATCAATCAACCAAATGTGTTTTGGAGAAAGCGTTTCAAGACCCGTGACAATCAAGACAACAACTTTAGAACTTGGATCTTATGGGTCTGAACAAAGCCCCATTGAACCCTTTCCGTCTAATGGGGAGGCGTTTGTAAAAAGAATATACACAAATGGAAGTTCTGGACAAAAACTAAAAAGATTATCTTCTGGAGATGTCTTAAGAAAGTGTAGCACTAATCAAAGATATTATTACAACTTAGTTTATGTTGCGGAAAATGGTTTACCGACATCTCTCAATGGAGATCCCATCGCAGATCACGAAAAAGGAATTTATCATTTCTATATTGGAGCAGATAGGGGTTTGGCAAAAGAAGTAAAGTTTTCTAAGGCTAAAAAGAACTTTCAAGCAGAAGCGATGGCACAAAAAGCGGTGGCAGATAATGATGAGTTTGCTGAAATATTTAACTTATTTAACGTTGATTTGGAAATGATTGGCAATACTTTGCTTAAGCCGGGAGTTTATATATATATCAACCCAACTCTGACAGGGCTAGGTCAAGAAACATCCAGAGCAGTTGGTCTCGGCGGGTATTATCTTGTGTTAGAAGTATCAAATACGATTAATAAAGACGGATGGTCCACCTCTATTCAGGCAGATTCTGTTTCAAGAGTTTCAGACCCAGTTCAGAATATCTATAGTCCAGAAGGTTCTGCTGCTTCAAAACAAACAGAAAAATTGGAGACTCCATAAAATGACTTATAAGTTAAATGATGAAATCGTTTTTGGTATCAACTCTCTTGGATCTAAAGTCTTATTCAAGGAGAGAACAAGATATCAAGAGTTGTTTCCAACTGGGTCTACATTCCCACAAACTTTTTCTTTCTGGGAACAACAGAATCTTTTTTATGGTAGAGAAACCAATGAAAGAAATATTATATTTCCAAATGAAACATATCTTAAAATAATACCAACAACAAAAAAAGATGTTGCTGTTTTTGGATTTGTAGCAGATGCATATCAAGATTTTCAGCAATGGATGAAAATAAAGATAAGTAAAAAGTTTGTTGAAGATGATGCCATAACAAAACCTTGGACTGCAACAAAAGGATGGCAGAACGTTCATCAAGCACATCACGAAGCAATGGTTGCTCTTTATCAAGATTTTGCTGGAGTATACCTTGATAAAACAGGAAAGCACAAAAGCATAAAAAACTATGAAACTTTCTTAGATGTATTCTTAAATGATCTTGTATCAAGTATGATTTCAGAAATTCCTTTTACAAAAAGCGGGTTTATAAGATCCAGTTATTTTACACCTATGATGAGTGGGCTGTGTATAGAGATTTACAACTTAGATCATTCTGATGACTATGAGAAATATGATAAGTTTGTAAACAATATTAATTTCAAAACTTATTTGTTGGCTGCAAAGAAGTTCGGCTTTATGGTAGATAAAAATGCTCCTTGGAGATTGATCGCCAACTTGGAATCTCCAGAAATGAGATCATATATTGCCAAGTATATGATTAGTTATCTACTACAAGGAACAACAACAACCGCATTTACAAAGCCAAATGTAGGGACAACTCATAGCCATACTTATGTTGTTGATGCTGCTGGCAATGGCTTCACAGAATATACTGAAGATCCAATGGAGCCGGGAGTTTTTCATAGGCACGAGATTAAAAACTATCAGATTATTCAAGCAGAAAGTGCAACATATGATGTATTTAATCAGGTAGGGATAGGTCCACACGTTCACTTCTTGGGAACTGAACCAATGGAATCTTTTAATCAGAAAGACATATATGATCGCTTCTTTATTAGGGCAGATCAATATGATATTGACGCTTTAAAAGTTTATTTAATGCAGTTCTACAATACATATGTGGCAGCATTTCCAAATGTTGCAGTTCCAAAACTTACTGCCTGTTCTCCTTCAAGTCCATTTACTGACTATGGAAACACTCAAAAAACAAAAATCATAAAAGTTTTTAGAAAAACGATTGGTCAAAAAGTCCACGACGAGAAATATAATGATTTATTCTGGACAAAAATGTATTTTATCATTAGATTAAAAGAATTAAAAGCCAACGTTCCAGAGCCTATCTTGAACAAGAACCTTCAAAAAATAGATCAGATTTATAAATTTGTTGACAAATCTGCCGCTTTAGAGTATATTCAGCAATACCTAAAACAATATTACTAGAAGGTCAGCATTGTTATTCCAAGCCCTAGACGAAAAAGAAAAATGCGTTGGTATTTATTCAGAGGGTAAAATCCTAAAAGACCTGCCCCAAGGCGGAACCCACACTTGGGAATACGCTTCCTTCCTCAAAGACCTAAACATAGAATACGCCAAGATTTATTGCGAGGGTAAAACGCTAGAACAGGCTTGTCCTCCTGAACTCAGGGAAGACTATGACCGTATCTGGAAAAAACTTAAAGCATTCTATAAGTCCTTTATAACTGCTAAGGTTTCTCTAAACGACCATTGCTTCTTTGATCTTGTCCCAGAAGGCTTCCTAAAAGAATACTGTGTTCTCAAAAACAAGATTACACAGCACGTTATTGATACACACAAGCGACCAGACAACTACGACAACTTGCTTCACATTACAAAACTGGTAACTGAAATCAAACAACAGAAACTAAACATAGACTTGTCTGTTCTAAACAACGACTTGGCTGACCCAAGAACAAAAGAGTTCTACAAAAAGATAATGAAAACAGAGCCTTACATAAAGTATAATCCTTTTGGAACAAAGACAGGAAGGCTCACAACCCAGAAGAACTCTTTCCCAATCCTCACTATGGATAAGAAGTTCAGGAAAGTAATCAAGCCAACGAACAACTGGTTTGTTGAGTTTGACTACAACGCAGCAGAAGTCCGTGTCCTACTGGGTCTTCTCGGCGTAGAGCAACCACACATAGACATTCACGACTACAACTCCTATGAACTCTTTGACGGCAAACTAACCAGAGAAGAATCAAAGAAGAGGATTTTTTCGTGGCTTTACAATCCAAATGCCGAGGACAAGGAACTATCTAAACTCTACAACAGAGAGCGTATCAAAGAAATGTTTTGGGACGGTAAGTATGTAAAAACCTTATTCCACCGAAAGATAGAAGCAGACGAGTATCACTCTGTTAACTACATAATACAAAGCACTTGTAGCGATATGATTTTAGACAAGGCTATTTTGATAAATGATTTGTTGAAGGGTAAGAAAACTAAAATAGCATTTATCATTCACGACAGTATTGTGCTAGACTATTCCGACGAAGATGGGGATTTTATCAACTCAATCTACTGGGAGTTTATGGGAACACCGTTTGGTGTATTCAAAACAAATGTGTCTGCTGGAAAGAACTTTGGAGAAATGAGCGGTTTATGGATATAATAATTGGACTGGGCAACGTAGGCTATAAAATAGGCAAAGCCTTTTCGCAACACCCACAATACAAAGTAATCACTATTGACCACGAAGAAAGCGCAGACATTCGTGTGCCTAAGTATGACCACCCTGAGAAATACGAAGAGAACTTTCCACTAATCGCAAACCAACTGCGAGACGTTGAAGGCGAGATCCTCTTTGTTATTTCAGGAGCCAGCATTATTTCAGGCGCAGCCCTTCGTGTTCTAGAACAAATCCACGGCAAAGGACCAATAAGCATTCTTTACATTCACCCAGACGTAGATACCTTGTCTCAGACAAGAAGACTGCAAACAAACTTGGTATTTGGTGTTTTGCAGCATTACGCAAGGTCAGGCGTTTTCAAGCAGTTCTATGCGATTGATAACCAACAGATAGACAAAATCTTAGGTGGAGCACCGATTATGGGCTATTACGATAGATTGAATGAAGTTATTGTCGCAACGATACATATGACTAACATTTTCAATCATTCAGAGCCAGTCGTTGGAACTCTGTCTGACCCAAAAGATATCTGCCGTATCTCAACTTTCGGCATTCTAAATCCAGAAACAGGCGACGAAAGCCCGTTTTTTTCTCTTGACAATGTTGTGGAGAAGCGTTATTATTACGCCATTCCCGAAGAGGAACTAAAAACTGATAAGACTTTGATGAGTAAGATTATGAGCCAAGTGAAAGATTCGCCACAGGAAAAAGACGTAAAAGTTTCCTACGGCGTATTTCCAACCCAATACGCCGATAAATACGCTTATTTCATCGCAAGTACTTCAGAAATACAAAATGAAAAAAATGCTTGACATTCAATTTTAGTTAGTGTATAGTTCGTGTATAACTTTGAAAAGGAGAAAAAATGGCTATTAATCTTGATAAAATGAAAGAGAAACTTGCTTCTGCCCAAGGGAAAGGAGGTCAGAAGAAATCTGAGTTCTGGCGTCCCCAAGACGGAGAGAATGTAATCCGCATCCTTCCGTCCCCAGACGAAGATCCCTTTAAGGAGCATCACTTCCACTACAACCTTGGAAGCCAATCTGGTTTCCTCTGCCCGAAGCGTAACTTTGGGGACGATTGCCCTGTATGCAACTTTGCAACCAAACTCTTCAACGAGGGTTCGCAAGAGAGCATTCAGCAAGCAAAAAGCCTCTTTGCTCGCCAACGCTTCTTCTCGCCTGTTCTTGTTCGAGGACAAGAAGCCGAAGGTGTTAAAGTCTGGGGATACGGTAAGACCGTCTATGAAACCCTCCTCAGTCTGGTTCTGAACCCAGACTACGGTGATATCACTGACCCAGACGAAGGAACAGATCTGGTCCTGTCTTACGGTAAGGCTCCCGGTATGCTTTATCCACAGACGAAAGTCCAGCCACGACGTAAATCCTCCCCATTGTGCGATGATGGCGATGAGGCTTGTCAGGAGATTGTCGAGGCAGTCCCAGATCTGGATACACTCTTCGAGCGTAAGTCCACTCAGGATGTGCAAGACATTCTGGATGAGTTCCTCAACTCTGATGTGAATGCAGAGGACGCTTCCTCTGAAACCACAAAGTATGCCTCTACCACGAGCGAGGCATCTAATGATGTTGAGGCTGCTCTTCGAGAACTCGCAGGCTAACCAAGGGGGGCGCAAGCCCCCCTACTTTTTTCTATAGGAGACATTATGGCTAAAGCAGGTAAACTGTCTATGGCAGATATGCGAAAACTCATTAATAAGAGGGCTGGCATGACCGTAGCACACAACCTAAGTGAAGAGAATCCAACCGAGGTTAATGATTGGATTCCAACAGGGTCTAGGTGGCTAGATTCTATTATTTGTAAAGGACAACTGGCTGGTATTCCAGTCGGCAAAGTAACAGAGATCGCAGGTCTTGAAGCAACAGGTAAGTCATTCTTGGCAGCACAAGTAGCAGCCAACGCACAGAAGAAGGGAATTGATGTCATCTATTTCGATTCTGAATCTGCTATTGACCCTGCTTTCTTGGAGAGGGCTGGATGCGATGTTGATACTATTCTATATGTTCAGGCTCAGTCTGTTGAGTTTGTATTGGAAACTATCGAAGACCTTTTGGCTAACAATGAAAATCGTATGCTTTTCATTTGGGATTCTCTTGCTCTTACACCTGCTATTTCCGATGTGGAAGGAGACTTTAATCCACAGTCTTCAATGGCAGTAAAAGCAAGAATCTTGGCTAAAGGTATGTCCAAGTTGACTGTGCCGATTGCTAACAGCCAATCAACCTTCTTGGTGCTAAACCAGTTGAAGACTAACATTACCAGTTCGCCTTCGGAGGCTTTGACTACTCCCTATGTAACTCCGGGTGGTAAGGCTATGCATTATGCTTATTCTCTGCGTATCTGGCTGACAGGTCGCAAGGCAAAGGCTGCTTACATTACTGATGAAAGCGGTTTTCGTATTGGCTCTGAGGTCAAGGTCAAGTTGGAGAAAAGCAGGTTTGGAACACAAGGTCGGCAATGCAACTTCAAAATCTTGTGGGGAACTGAGGGTGTCGGTGTCCAAGACGACCAAAGTCTATTTGAAGCAGTCAAAGGCTCAAAGTATATGAGTTCTGCTGGTGCTTGGTATTCTTTGGAAATGGGCGACGGCAAAGTAGAAAAGTTCCAGCCTTCTAAATGGGAAGACAAAATGCAAGACCAAGCCTTCAAGCAGCGTGTCTATGACATTATGGACGAAGAAGTAATCAAAAAGTTTGACCAGCGACTTGGCAACGCTTCAGATTTTTATGAAGAAAATGATGAATAAATAATTAAACCCTTCGTCTAATAAAGGAACGGAGGTTTTAGTTATGAAGAAAATCATTATTACAAGTTTATTTCTCGTCCTTTTGTCTGGCTGCGCTTTTGCCCACCCAACAGTCAAAGTCCACAATCCACACTATGAATATGAA